GTTCAATTCAATCAAGGTCTGGCTGGTCATGGTCGTCAGCTGACCAGCCCATACTGGATTGTTCACCAAGAAAGTATTGAATTGGGTAGTAAACTGATCAAAATCTACGGTTAAATCTGAGAGCGATAGAGTGGTCATAATTGTTCCGTGAAGGCAAAGTTGATCGGCTGCTTGGTCAGTGCGTCGTATGCTGCGATGCGCACCTGATAGCCCGGAAGTGTTTGATCGGCTTGCACGAACGTGTTGGAGTAGTCCAAAACTATACGTGGTTCCCAACGAGCAATTGCCTGTATCATAGCTATACGCATTTTTGCGGCCGTCATATCATCGATTGGTTCTTGCAAGAACTGGTACCACTCGGAGCCATATTCTGGTTGGAAAATCTTGCCGCGCGATCCTATGGGACAACGAAACAGATTGATGAGGCTTGCATTCGTAATAGACAGCTGGTCTGGCAATCGATCCGGCAGACTATCCAAGGTCACCAGAGTGTTGACATCAATATACGTGGCTCCGGCAAGTGATAGCTGGTACTGTGTGGCCATCTGGTTCTCCTTAGAGACTGCAATTCGGGAATTTGCCAACAGCGTTGTTTAGCGCCGCGGTGACGGCGGCAAGTTGAGCGCTTAACTCGGTTAGTTGCAGCGTGCATGTGGTGTAAGGTATTACGTAAGGCTTTATGAAGGCCGTAATAAAATTTCCGATCCAGTTAATTACACCAGTAAGTCCGGTTGGAGGGCTTAGCAACGCCAGCATGGGTGCCAATGCTGCTATTTGGGCTTCGATAGCTGCTTGCTGCGTTGCTATATCCGCCAAGGCGCTGGATGCTATGGCTTTAAGCTGGTCACAGCTACCCGCACCGTTGATCTGTGTGATAAGGTTGTCGTAGTATTGAGTATTGATGGTAGACATTGCTGCTCCATTTAAACGCAGTTGATAAGAATTCCGCTGTCGAAGGTCAGAGTCTGACCGGTACCGCTGGTAGTCGTAACAGTGACCCCTGTACCAGATTTAAGGTTACCGGTTGTTTCCGTGGAAGGTGCGTCAAGAGTGATGGTCCCGCCACTCTTGATAGTCGTATCAGTGGTCACTGTTATGGAAAGCATCCCAGGGATATTTTCAGTCGCGTTGCCGGTTTGATCGTATTTTAGAGTCAGGCCACTTTGATGTGTGAATTCCCACTGGCCTGTTTGGTAGTTCACGAAGAGTTCCGAGCCACCTGGGTCCTTGAACCCCCAGGTGTGTGGATCGGCAAATTTCGGATTGGCTGAACCTTTGCTATAAAGGTCGTACTCGCACAAACCATAATGCGGGTCATTGTTCTGGAACCTGATAGCAACTTCCGAATTTATGGCCGGCGATCCGTACACACCCCAGGTAGCACCTTGCCCAAAGGGGCTTTTCTTAGTGGGACCAACCCAAGGAAGATCACCTTGCCCAGGATCGAATAACTGCGGTATGGAAACCTGCACACGACCTAATCCTTCAGGGTCTACATTGTTGACCACCACTCCTATTATGTAACCATCGTCCGCCGAATCAGCTACTGCCTCAGCAAGACGGTCATTCAGTGAATTCATCATGATTAAGCCTTTGCGTTGTTGCCGTGACGTGTTAAGCCTATAAGTTCACCGTAGGTAGCGCTCTGAATGTACAACGCATGAGCTACCACAGTATATACACCACTGTTGACCATATCAATGGAGGCATCTTCTTTTTGCACCGAGAAGGTAATCTGTTCTAATAGCTTAATCTGAGTCGGCATCAAGACCAGAGCGTCGAGACCGAGATTAAACAAATTCTGGTAGCGCAGATTTTGGTACAGCGCTTTTTCGTATTGCTCATGCACGTTACCCACATCTATTGGACCAAAGCGTACAGGACCTCGTCCTAACTGTGCCTTCAGTGTTTGGTTGTAAAGCGGACTCGATACATCAGGCTTAAATGCCAGGTCCGTAAGTGGGGATTGTATATCGTCACCCACCGACGACTGAACGAACCGCATATTCTGGTAACCAGTCACTGCGTTGTTGAAACCGGACGCAGCGCTAATGCGGTAATCGACTGCCGTGAAAGAATCCTTCGAGAACTGGTAGGCCAGTATTGATTTGGTTGGCGCAGGAAGTGCATTCACGTTCTTGTAGCGTAGAGTGCCATCAACGTCAAGGCCAAGGGCCATGCATGAAGTATCATTGAGATATCCGGCCGCCGCAATATCCTTTGCCCACATACGGTACTGCCGATTCTTAGGCAACCAGAGTTGACTATCGCCAGTCGTTGTACCGTCGTATTGAAGCCCAGCTATGGCTGCTATCTGCGCAAGCGCTTCGTCTGAGGTTCCCCGTATCGGCTGCGAGGTCGAGGTGTTCCAGTATAACGGACTATCCCAGTAACCATATATGTTGTAGACGTAGCAGGCACCAGACTGTATTTTCTTGCTGTTGAAAAGGCGGAATTTATAGGTCTGCGATTCCTTACCTTGCGCCTTTATAACGACGCGAATCGGCATACCATCACGAAGATTGATGACCTCAATTACGTGTTGTGCGTCGCTAATTTGCATCGACAGCAGCGGAACAGAGCCTCGAATTGTTGCCCCTATGTGCAACGAGTTCAACAGATTAATCGAACCTAAGGGGTACTCCATGTCGTCAAAGAATACCGACACCTCAAGTTGATTTTGGAGAAGGAATGCCATTGTGGCTCCTAGATAGTGAACGACGGATTCTGCGATGCCTGCTGCGCACTCAGGTATTTGACTACATCGGTTTTGCTAGGTATGTTAAGAATCAAACCTGGGTAGACCTCTTGAATCTGATCTTGAAGCCCGTTGTAGGCCAAGAGAACTCGCCACATGCTTACGTCACCATAGTAACGGAACGCAATGCCAGGCAAATTAGCCATATCCGATTCGTTGATAACGTAGGTCCCGTTTGGGGCCAATGCGAATCGGATGTTTTTGTAGTTGCTGCGGAATATCGAGTAATCGTTACCCGTGTTATCCAGCGGCGTCTGTTTGGAATAATCGTAATCGGTACTCACTTGGGCACTCCCGAGAATATCTTAACTATATCGTCTTGCGTCAACGTCATTAACGGAGCAAAACGCACCGAAATTTTTACGTGGTACGGAACACCAGTTTGGTAGTCTAATTGGTTGTCGTAAGTTTTCTGTACGTTCCTGACTATCACCGAGTCAAAGAAAGCATAGCTGCCTATTTGAATCGAAATCTGATTGCTAATCTTACCCTTCCAGAAATCTGAACCACCCGCGTTGCCTTGTTGCACGGGTGGACCATTAGAGGCCCCACTTGCCGATATATTGGCGTTCTGTGCATTCATCGTACCGGATTTGACGTTGGTAAACCCTGCGGCGGCGGCCACGCTCTGTGCAGTTGTCGCTATCTGTCCACCTAAGGCGCTCAAAATCGCACCAGTGTCGCCAAGATCGATACGAGGACCTGGCGATTTAAGCATTCCTGTTGTTGGGTCAATCGAGGGCGAAGTCAACCGCAAAAGATCGAGCGCTGGTTTGATCACCTCATTGACTGGGTCATTCTCTGAATAGAATTCAAAGTCTAGCAATAAATCAGATTCGTTGGAGCCTTGCCAAAGTTGGGCAGTCAAGGCCTGAGCCGTCAGTCGTTTACCGTTAACCGCGGCTATTTGTGCCAGGGCTCCGCTATTGTTAAACAAACCTTGGGCAAACGGTGCGCTGTAATCAGCCGACACGTCAAAGGCAAAGGTATCAGGAAGATTTGCGGTCACTGTTATACCGGTAGACCCAGGTACACTTGGGTCCGCTGCCTGCTTAATGATGACTGCGTAATTTGGGTTGTTATTTGCCATCAAGAGACTCCAATTAGTGTTTTTCCTGGCCCATGTATGAGTGTCTTATCCTGCGAATTATCGTCCATTGCGGCACCTCCTGACGCCTGTGGAGGTGCGCTTTGGTGCGTTTTAACAGGAGCATTCTGAGCTACAGATATACCTTCTTTATACTGTATTGTGGTAGATGGCAACGTGCTATCATTAACCGCATTATATGCTGTATCGTAACGCCCTTTCTGATACTCAAGGAATTGCGCGGCGCTTTGATTAGGCAGCATACCATTCTGTTTCATTGCCTTCAGTGTTGCTGCCGATGCCGGTCGGCCTAACATTACATCGATAATGCTGGGGCCGATATTGTGCATCATGTACAGGTTCTCACCGGTTAGGGGTAATCCGGCCTTTTTAAGCAATGCTGCATTGTTGCGAGCCAAAAGTGCGGTGGCCAGTGTATTGATGCGTTTGTCACGGCGTGGGTCGTCGTCTTTACGAAAACGATTACCTATGACCGTCATGCCTATGGCACGTCCCTGTGGTGTACGTGCTAATCCATCCCAGGTTGATTGAATAAACTGACCAGCACCGATTGCACCAGTTGGAGACATCGCACCATTCCACCCAGCCTCCATCTTGATAAAACCCCTCAGGATATCCTCTGGTATAGAGAACATCTTTGATGCCTCTTTTATGTAAGCGTCTTCGTCGTCACCGAAACCAGTAAATCTATTCACCAGTTTTTTATACTGCTTCTTTAAGGTCGCCACGGGTTCCTGCACATAATCACTGATCGAAGGTGTTGCGACTGTAGACGTAACGGAGGGTTTATTTTCTGTCTTAACTGGCGTCGTTGCTGTTACGGGTAAAGCCTCCGACTCAACGGAAGGTACCTCAGTACTTGCAATCGGTTCTGCACTTCCTCGCGTATCGACGTCATGTTCTGGCGCCTGCTCTTTGAAGAACTTAGACCATAAGTAATAGGCACCTCCACCGACGGCAAGCAAGGCCAATAGACCTGCTGTAATTGGGTTAGCCAACGCGAATGCCATCACGAACTCTATGATAGGCACTATGACGTAATCAACTACAGCAGTTACCACCGTCCTGACCAAATTCATTGCAACCCGCGCTGCAAAACGCAGTATCGGGCGCACCACGTATTTGAAAATCTTTTTGGCACCCCACTTCAGGGCCTTCCAAATGAATTTGCGGAGAGGGGAGGTTACGTCTGGTTCTTCGTCCGCATCTTCTGTACGCGCCTCTAACCGCTTGACCAATTCTAGAGTCAGGACTTCGGCTCGTTTTTGGGCCTCCGATTTCTCCTTTTTCATACGCACCATGTTGTAAAGCTTGCCACTAAGCAGTCCCAACTTCGCGCCCTTCTCTACAGCCTCAACCAACGAAAGTTCGGCGCGCGGTTGAAACCTGTTCATAGCATAGGTCATGAGGCGGCTAGTCCCATATTGAGAATGTTAAGAGTGTCGTCACCACTGGAGAAACCAAATGAACCAAGACTCATAACGCCAGGAGTAGTCCCAGTTGCTGGGCGCGGCTTCGATTCGGTAGTAGCAGGTGCTGGTGGCTGCACGGTCACACCTTCTTTGTACACTGCCGGTTTGGCGCTTATGACCTCTGTTTTAGTAGTCGTTGCGTTAGCTGGTACTGAAGAAGATGCCAAAACTGCGGCAGGGCTCGGGCCTTGTAACGTAGTTGTGCTGGTAGGACCAGACATCGACGTACCAGGTTTAGTACTACCTGGCTTGTTATCAGTAGGAACTGGTGGACCCTGTTCCGTACTAGCCACCTGGGCTAACGAAGGTGTTGCAGTAGCCGATGGACTTGCCCCCATTGTTGTTGTGCCACCACCGGTAGACAAACTTGTGCCTATTGTTTTTGTGCTACCGTTAGCTACTGCCTGGTAGTTCGCTAGTTGGCCTTGCAGAATATGCAACCGTTGGGTGCGGACACTAACTGCATACTTGTTTTTATCCGAAGGGTCCTTGCGCACGTCGGCTTGCGCTGTTGCCAGTGTACGCTGCGTTGCCTTAATCTTGTCTTCGATATCGGGTATAGCGGCTTTGGCTTCTGCCACTGTGGTGTTCACCGGTATAGCGGAGTTCTTTGCCACCGAAGCATCGATTACCTTGTTGTCGGCTGCTGTTTTGGGAACCGCATTCTTGTAATTCGGATTCCACGTTTCCTTGACCTTATCGATGATCCATTCAACTACTGCCCCGCCTCCGTCTTTTACCTCTTTCCACGTTGCTGCCAAGAAGGTCTCGATTGACTCGAAGTTTAGGTACTTACTTACCGCTTGGGTAACGGTGGTAATCAATTGCGGATTCGTCAAAGCCAGTAGCAGTACCTTACCTATAGGACCGAAGATACTTTTCAGCAAGCCACCTGCTTTCTTGGCTTTTGACTTTACGGCCCCAAACTTATCCCCGAAAAAAGACCTGACTTTTCGTAACCACGTTTCGGATTTTTTGTCCTCATCGTCATCTTTGTCTGTATCTTTTTTCTTGGTTAACTGTTGCCAGCCGTTTACAACAGAATCACGCATGTCACCAACAGCACTTTTGATGAATCCACCTATAACCTGTGTGGAAGCTTTAGGGTGTTTTACCGCATTTAAGGCATTGCGAGAGAAAGCCTGCACACCATGACCAGTTGATTTTGCTACCTCTTTGGCTTTTTCTTTGAAGGCCTTAAAACGATCCGATATGCTGCGGCTTACTTTCTCAGCAACTTCGTCCGAATCTACTGGTTCTTCTTTTTCCTTTGCTGGCGTCGGTTCCGGTGATTTCACCTTATTGAGCGCAGACATCACCTCAGTGTGGCGCTCACCGTCGTTTTCCTCTTGCTCATCCAGACGATCTTGCACAGCACCTAGAATATCTTCGGTTGATGCTTGCAAGACCTTTTGGAAAGTCTGCTTAAATATCCGGTCCTGTGCCTTATTAGTAAGGGGACGTTTACCGGTAGCTATTCGGTCTTGATTCAGTTTATCGACTATTGCATCGGCTGTGGCTTCGGCACTTGCGATACCTTCTTTGAATGCCTTGCCTGCCAACTCATTCTGGGCCTCAACTATCTGTGCCAGCTTATCGAGGTCGTCAGGAGTGGCATCACCTTGCAGCATTTTGTCGATTGGCATACTAGCTGCCTTCTGAATCTGATCCCACTTCTTTTGTTCTTGATCTGATTTGAAGACCATAAGTTACCCCACGTAGATTTTCCCTTCGGATGCTGCCTTGTGCCGGTCAGTACGTCGCTTTTCTGCCACTGCTGCGAGGTGCTGCATTTGCAAGACCAACATATTTTCGTCGGGGATACAGTGAAACTCGGACGCAATGAGAGAGTGTAGGTCTAGTATCTCATTCATTGCGGTTAGCGGAAAAAAGAGTGTGCATCCAACACGATATGGTCCTTGCGTTTCGTACCGCAACCCTTGCACACCACACTCAGCGTTTCCGTAACGCCATAATCACTCACGGCGGCTTCGTAATCAAGGATGGTTTCATGGTCATCCGGCGACATATCGTCGATGATGGCTATACGATCCGCGATAGTTGCCCGCGCTTCTTTTTCTGGGTCGTTAAACTTGATGTAGCATGCCTTTTCCGCCGAGTACCGCCAATCCGCATCCACGAAACTAGGGTGGTCCGTCATTTCGATAGCGTTGTGCATCGTTGCCGGCTTCAGGCTCACGTTCGGGTATTCAAGTTGGAAGTCGTTCAGGTCTGGGATTGTCTCGAGGTATTTCTCAGTCAACACTCCCTTCTTTATGATTTCCGAATACTGCAGGCTATCAGGCAGCTTTATACCGTTAGCTACGTCCTCAACGTGCTTAGGATTGGAACACATCGACTTGTGCAAGTAACTGGTCTTTGTGTAACTATTAAGGCGCAGCCAATAAAGCACGTAGTAGAAATCAGGAATCGTCAGGCGAAACGCAAGATGCGTGTGCCCCTCAGGGGTAGACAATACCGAACTTACCGCCTCCGCCGTGTACAGCGTGGATCCTTCTTCTCGGGCGCGGCTAAGCTTAGCCAGGTTACGTCCACGGAACGGGCGGACGTATAGTGCCTTGAAATCGTAAAAAGCGTAGTTCGATGGCAGACTCAATACCACTGCCTCATGTTCCGATGTAGGCTGGCTAAAACTTGGGACTTGCACAGGAATCTGGCCTGGTGCATGCGTTACCACAGGGGCACCAGCAGACATAGGAGGTGGCATGGTTTGAACAGGGGCAATAGGTGTACCCCTGTTTTCTGCCTCAGCCATCGTGTAGTTCGATTGCACCTGAGGCATTGGGAGTGGTTTAGGTGCGTGCGGGCTCATGTACGGTTCCTTGTCTTTACGGCGTTGTTGGCCTGCTGCGATTTTCGATTCAGGGAATGCTACGAATTCTGTGGTTACTTTAGGGTCGGTCATTTTATTATCCTTTAGGCTGAGAAGGTCGGCAGTTCAGAAAGCAAGTTCGATGTTGCAGTGTCCACCGTACTCTGCGGTGATATATCAGAAATCAAGTTATCACTGTTAAACGGGTCAAGGCTTTGTGCCAAGGTTTTGGATATCGTGAAGGCATTTATGAATACGTCACCCACACTGAAGTTTACGACATGGATGATTCGCGTCGATGATGAACTATCGAGGCTGTAGCTGGAAATGTTTGTCGGCCAACACTCTATATAGTTGAGTTGGAACAGGGTACGTTTATCCGGACCCAACAAATAAATATTAATCGGCTTTTTGTAATTAGCACTACGGCCAAAACCTCCACCCTTTAAGGCAGAGTCAGCAGCCGAAATATTCTGAACCAAAGCGCCGTTCCACGCGCTAAGGTAATTAAGTCCAATGTTGGACGTGTCACCGTAGATATGTATAGTCAGCCCATCCAGTGAGTACCCACCAGGGTAATGTTGATGACGACCCTGGTAGAACCGGGACTTGACCTCAAAGTTTCTAAACGGTACCGTAGCTTCTTCAACGTAATACCAAGGAAGGCTTACTGGTGCGCCACCTATAGGGCTAATGTCCGGCATTAACGCGTACCACAGGTGAGACAGCATTGGGTCAGTACGTGCCATAGCACCAGCGAGGCTGTTACCAGGCTGAGCAGCGCCACCTTTACCGGGACCGCTCAGAGCAGAGCCGCTGCTGAGACCAAACGTTTTGGCTAAACCACCTAACAGGTCGGACGGGCTGGCCTCTATCTTGCTTAATGCGCCACTAAAGTCGCCATGCGCAATGGAACTAGCAGCACCAGTTATGTCTTGCAAAGATTTGCTTATAGCTTGATTGACACCGCCAGTGACACTACCGATGCTGTTTTTAATCAGATTGGGTACAGCGTTTGTTATCGCAGACGAGCCACTATTGAGGCTAGAACTAAAGGTCTGCTTGATGCTGTTACCGCCGCTTGATGTGCTGTTCTTGATCTGCGATGTTGCCGCAGAGATTATGTCGGAGAGTGAAGGCATGATGGGTTCCTGTAGAACCCGAAAGGACAGCTGGCATTTGATCCTCGTAGGCCAGCTAATCCTACGGGTATAGAAAAAGAGAGGAGACTAGCCCATAACGCCTCCTCTAAATATGATGAATGCCGACCCTTCTCGCGGTAGCAGACTCGCGTCCCTGATTCATCATAGTATTGGGCTTACGTCTATTAAATTGTGAGGTGCCTTTTATCCCCATAGCAGGGTGATCAGCGGGTCAGTCACACCATGGTGGGTTGGGCGTGGATTTTGGCTTATACGTGGTGTACCAATACGTCCTTGCTCTTTCAAAAAATACCCTGGCTTTGCGTCAAGATCAAGCGCGACGTCCGTAACAGCTACGTACAGGTCGCGTTCGATATATCGCACGTCTCGATTAGGCGGCTGTGGACCTTCAAGCTCGGTCTTATAAAGAATCCACAGTTCGGCAAGATTACCCGACAGCGCCTTTTCGATTCCTACGGCCGCAAGCACACGGTCTGCTTCATCCGTTTCAGTGTAGACCACAAACTTCCCGAGTTCTGCCTGACACGCAAGCATATCCCGAGTGATCTGGCCTTCTACCTGCGGGGTGTATTCTGTCCACTTGAGGCCGATGGTATTCATTTAACTGCCTCTACTTTCTTGGCAATCTTCTGGGCGAGTTCCAGAGGTATAGTGAATACACGGTTGACCTCATCGTCCATTACCAAGCGAATCTTCTTGCCATCGCGAGATTTCCGGACGCCGAATCGCTGACCTTTCATTAGGGGCACTTCGATGCCTCGATATGGTACCTGCAAGGTTGGTCCCTTGTATATGAAGAAGTCGTAATTCTCTGCCGGTTTGATCGCGGCTTCAACTACTAACTGTGACCACATAATGATCCTTTCAACGATGAATTGGAGCGTCGCCAGCCAGAGCAATTTTGCCACGGCCTTTACGCGCGTTTTCTTTGGCTACTTGCATACGATAGTTTGGGTCAGTACGCATACGCTCTGCCATTTCCGCTATATTGGCATTGGCATCACGACGCTTGCCTGTTGCGTTGTGCAGGATAGCTTTCTTTTGCCCTGTTTTGCCAACTATGAAATCCTCCGGTGTGTCCCAGTTACGTCCAAGTATAGAACGTTTATGATACATCTTGCTGCGCATACTCGCCGTGGTAGGCAAGCCTAAGACCTTACGCAAAGAGGCTTCGACTTGTTCCTCGCCTTCATGCGACGTATCTTTGCCGGTATACTTCTGCAAAACACTACGCAGTTCTTGATCCTCTCGCAGGTCTTTGGTCAGTGATTCAACGTCTATACCGGCTGCGGCCATCCACATGCGCAAAGGAATGGGCACACCCTTCTCAGAGGCTTGCTCAAGCATTTCAAACGTGTTCTCTTCCCCTTTTGCCTCCAACGATTTGTGCCATACTAGCTGAGGCATTTGCAGGCGGCTGCGATTCGTGGAGTGCATCAGGAACTTGGTGATCTGCCCGTGTTGAACCCTCTGTGTCGCCTCCGTACCTTTCTTGTAGTAGCCGTTAGCGATAGCTATCAGCGGGAACAGAGTAGTGTCGAAGATCGAATTCGTCAGGTGCCGGCGATAAGTATCTTGGGATTCCAAGAACGTTGAGTATGCCGATTCGGCAGCTGCATATGAAGCTTCACCAGACAGGAACGATTCAGAGATACCTAACGCGCGCAGTTTGTAGGCTACCAGAATGTCGGACATATCAGTCCACTTCCAGAAGTCACCACCTGGGCGAATGTCGTTGACCTGCACTGCATTACGGGTGGATACCCAGCCACCCAACGGATCGAATTCGGCCTGTTGGAACTGACTCACCAGAGCCTGCAATTCTTCACCAGTTGGAGTCCATACGTCATCACCGGCTGTCAAATGCGTGGTCGCACGTTGACGACGGGAGGCTTCGACCAACGTACCACGATACATCGTCTTCTCAATCAGGTACATGGGCAGAATACGGTGCAGGAACGAAACGTAAGCCCTGTCGGTCAAACTTCGACGTGCGACGTAAAGAGTACTAACTGGATTCAGCGTAAAGGCACCACGCTTCAGCAGCGTGATGAAGCTTTGTGGCAAGAAGCTGAGGTATTCCTGCGAATACTGCGAATCCGATTTCAGCATTTCATTGGTGGACTCGCTGGTGTGTATGTTGATCTGCGGCATCGCGTTAAAGAACGGATTCGGCAGAATTTGGCATTGCAGCGCATCATGCATCAACGTGTCGATAAACTTCTTGGCTTTAGGATCGAAGACCAAAGAGCCTGCAAAGAAACCATCCGTCAGGTAAGCCGTACTGATAATCGGCAGCATCTGATTGATGTTTAACTGATCGACGCTCTCACGGTATACCCGTAACATATCCTCGTCAAGACCGCGTAAGTCAAAATCAGAGAATGGGAACGTCGATTGGATATCGACTGCGGAACCAGCAGTGTGGTCGTGCAGGTATATATCTCGGTAGAACAGTGCCAGCTGACTAGTATCAGCATAGCCTGGCTCCGAAGGAATCAGACCAGTCATATAATATTGGTACTGACTCGACCAATACGAATTGACTGACATTGAGTTAGCTGAACCGGTTGAGGCCAGCCCACCGAGGCTTGCACTTATTTCAGTCGAAGCCTCTGAGTAACGTCGAGGCGCACTGACGCCATTACGTTGTACCACTGAGCGCGATTCCGTGTTTATGCGGGAGCCAGTGACTCCTGTTACGCGGTTACGTGGAAACATGAGTTATCCTTTTATACGTGGTTCTTCAGGGCTTTGGCTACCATTGAGGTAACGTATTCGCGGCCCTTGCGTTCTTTAAGGGGAATATCCAGAATGGCATCCACGGCTTTAGAAGCAATGAAGTTGGCTGGCTCGTGACGACTCTTTCGGTCATGCAAGGTGTCACCCGTTCGGTAAGCCAGTCGAGTGATGATGTTGAGGCGTATTTCTGGTTTGACTTCGCGTGCCTTAGGCCGCCGTATAACTCGTGCCTTACCAGATGATGAAACGAGAAAGACACCAAGACCAGGGAGTATTAAATCCTTGATCTTGGCGTAGGTTGGACTGTCACATGCCACGTAGGTCTTATCTGCAAACGGCACGTACTTGGCCATCTTTTTATCGGTTTTAAAATCGGATACCGAACTCTTGACCTCGATAACAGCGATTTGCGAACCCATATTTACCGCAACCACGTCGGCACGCAGACGCCCGCCTTTACACAGCCCTACCTCATAGTTGACGAACCATAACTTCTTTTTGAAGTAATGGGCCACGGCATTCTTGATGAGTTCCGCCTTCATGATTCAAGGTACTCGATGACCTGGCCTTGTATATCGCGGAATTGTCTATTAACCGCACCAGCCATACGAGAGCGACTCTCACGTAGCAGAACCTGGAATTTGGCATACTCATCCGGTTCCATCAAACCCTTCGCATCGGCAGATATGAGCGAGTACTCTTTAACCATTTCTTGTGCCAAATCAGACGTCGCTGGTTTGACAACGGTTTCTACAAGTTGCGTACCCAACATACCACGATCTTGCGCCGCCTGTATATCAACCAGTAATTCGCGTATAGAAGATACCAGCGTGTTGACCTGATAAATACCTTTGGTGCCCTCAGTCTTTACGACGTAGGACTCTGCCAATGGGAACATTTGTACCAACGATTGAAGAAGGGTTCGGTACACCAGAGGAATTGCTTTGTCGTTTTCTTTGGAGTCTAGCAACGCCAGAATCTGTTCGGAGTTCGCAGCAACTATCGAGGATACCTCTTTTACGGATGAGTCCCGCTTCGCCTTCTTCAGCTTGACCTCGGTAACCTCCATTGATTTCTTTTTCTTCTTTTTCTTCAACGAAGGGCTCACGTCTAACTGAAGTACCTTGCCCATGATTACACCATGTTGTCAGCGATTGGAATTGCGATACGGTCGGGATGGCACACGTGCACCTCTATACCGTTCGTGATAGCACGCTCCATTGGTGCACGGCAATCCGGGCACAGACCTTGTCCTGCCACCTCTGCACTCATATCGATACGGGCTTCTACTTTTTTGGTATCTTTCTTGCCTGCAGTAACCCAGGCTTTTGGTAATTTCAGGTCGCTCATTTCTTACTCCGTTTCAAAGGTAATCTTGAACTTGATTCGATCATTAAACGAATCGTCTTTGGGCTGTAGCTAAGTTGACGCTGTAACGCGACTTCAAAACCGTAGCACCCTATTAGTCCCGCATCCAATTGGTGAGGTGTGGTCCGCACACGTTTGTACATTTGGTCAAGCTGGGTTTTAAACCGGCGATTCCATTTATTTTTCCAAGTCGATGCCGATATGACTTTGAACGGTGCGTCTGGTATAAGCATACTCAGCATACCGTTCATCATCGATACGATTTCAATCAACGGACCACCAAGACCACGCGTCATAAAGCGCTCACCAATTATGGCATCTGGTTTGTACATAGCAAGCCACATACCAATCTCATCGAGAAACAACTTTTTCTGCATCGGGAAATTATCGGCGATGTTATACATTGGGTTGGTCAGCACTGCGTTCGCAATGATATCGACCTTATTGCCCCTTACACCAACGCACGCGATCCCAAAATTACGAGTACCAGGGTCGACGCTCAATATACGGAAATCGTGCTTGCGTGTGCAGGGCTCCAACGTGTACGACTTGTTTGGTTTCCTGATCTTCTTTTTCATTATGCAGCCCGCTAGTGAATATCCATAAAATTGAGGTCAGGCAAGCAACCAAACACAGATACCAGCAAGAGGGTAGGCCGCTACAAGTTTCCAGGTAAGCGGTTCTTTGAATACCATCACGCCTATTGAAGCCATGATAATCATCCAAAGGGGATTGTAGAGTGCCAGGACTTCTGTTATAAGACGGGTACGGTATATTTGCGTCCAGAAGTAGGCGGTGCATCCCCATAGAATGGCGGCCGATAAGGTCAGCGCCCATGACTTTGGCCCACTCATACCGGCCGCCATTTTGCACAGTGTCTCGCCACTAAGGCCAAACAGCATGGTGATTAACATGAACTTCATTTATATTCCCTTTGGTTATCGAACCATTCTGCTTCGGATGTTACTGAGGCCACCTGAACGTCCCGCAAATGCCGGCATCGGCATGCGTGCGGCATTACCATTTCCATAGTTGAAATCTTTGGCCTCCTTTAGGCGATCCATCAATTTCGGATGATGGATTTTTGAGGCACCCAATACGACTGCCCGGAAAATATCATCGGTATACCCATCACCTTTACCAGGGCAGCTACGAGGTCCGCCGTCCATTACGGTATTCAATTGAAGGTAGAAATGGCTAACTGGTTTATTAAGCATTTCTTTTCGGAAGTCCTCGATTTGACCATTGGTAATCTTGTGCTTATCCTCAAGATCAATGGTAGGGAACAACAGATTTTTTGAATCCAGCATTTGAACCACAACGTCGAAATCTTTACGGCGTGGCGAGTACTGCGTTGCCTTGCAGCGTATTTTACCTAAAGGATTGTTACCCATATCAGTTTCGATACGGTATAAAATATCCAGACCTTGCCACTGATCCGCCAACAGCGCTACAGCATTGGTATCTTTGGCCAACGGCAGAATCACGTTTTCATATAGCAGGTTGAAATTAATCTTCCTACCTTCATGAGGCATGCACTCCAGAATCGTAGAACCTATAGTTTTGTTGGTATCGAAATCGAAGTGTAGTGCCGTTATAATAAACGAGTTATTGACGTGACCTGCATCCAAGGTGATAACAGAAGGCCACCGACATGACCTGATCTTCTCGATCTTACCGTATATCTCACCGGGGCGATCATACATATAAATCAAACGGTGCGTATTTTGACCATTGACGAACGTACCCTCTTCGTAGGCTTTCACTGGCACAAAACGTGAGTGGACGGTTGGTGGATTAGCACCGTAATCCCGTTCCGCTTTCTCACGATTAGAAGCATATGCAGCCACGATGATTGGTGAATCACGTTCAAACAAAGGGCTCATTTCCCACGTTGGCAAGTTGACGCCTAAGATGGTTTGACCGCCGACCTCGGTTCGCGACTCACGCAGCAGCCGCATGACCTTATCTCGCAAGCTGTAGGGTGACGACACCGAACCCATAATGCAAGGGGGTGCGCTGCTCATTCCTTCTTTGATGAGATTCCACCGAATGGTTTGAACGGTCGACAGCGAGTTCATCAATGATTTGTGAGCCTCATCAGCGTTGGCGCGTTCGCTCTCGTTGTCTTCCTCTTCATCACCTTTAGGGAGTGGAAATAAACCCAATTCATCCAAGCCAGCCCACAGCCGCGTATCACCCCGAAGCGTGGTAGACCGAGGACCGGTAGGATACCACCGCATGTTCTTGTGGTATATGTCGATGTACAACGTAGACACTCGGTAAAAGTCCTTGCCGTACTTGATTTTGGCTTCGTCCAGAATCTTGAAATAATTCTGGAACCATTTTGATCCGTCCACCATCTTTTTAAATGGTGTCCACATAACACCGATAGCCTTGGCAAAGTTCAGGCTAACAAAGGTCCCAGTTAGCAGCGTGGATTCCTGCATCGACGACCGTGCAAGTGAACCCAGGTTAGGAAATTTTAGGTACAGGTGGAAAGCATAGCTGGAATAACCAGCCGCAAACGAACTTGATTTACCGCTTCGTTGCCCCAACACATTGACCAACTGCATGTAGTCTTTGAGGTTGTGATTCTTTATAAGGTCGTATTTATGCCGCTTACAGCAAGGACATACTCCATGTTCAAGAAGCTTGAGCATTTTGGGTAACTCTTCCGAATTCATTTTCTTCGGAATATTGTCGATATTCATGTACTTCGGTTTGGTGCAAGCCGTGCAGACCTCACCGAACAGTACCAAACCAATCCACATTTGCCTAGCCCAAGGGGGGTTGGCATCGCGACCTATGATGCGGTATGAATAGTCAGAGTAATTTTTAGCGTGCGGAAGATCACGGTCATCGACACGTAAGTTACGCATAGTACCAGTGACAGGGTCCTCCGCCATCTTCATCAAGGTACGTACATCAAAATCCTCACCAAATCCATCCGGCATGATGATTTCTTTTTCTGCAGGCAAGATGATTTCAGATTTACGTGCGGTCTTTTTGGTCTTCGTTTCCCACTTCTCAATCAACTCCAGGTCGGCGTCGGTGGTTAAGTCGGGAAACAGATCGTGCAGAAGCAAGGTCTTCTTTACTTTCGTTGGGGCGTCGGTTCTCATTTGGCATTCCTAGCGGTATGGGTATTATCTGCTGTTTAGGTGCCACCGACTGTAGCAATTGCAACACATCGGTTTTAGGGAGACTGTAATACTTGGCTATAAACTTTGCCATACGGATATTAACAGCCTCGGCACTCATACGCTCAAATTTGGAGAATTGCGTACCGTCTACCTCTGTGTTCAACATGCGCTGTACGACCTGTTGGGCTTGTATGGTACCAGCCGAACCGGCTAGGGTCAAGGGTCCTATTTCTTGTAAAAAGAACTCACGCACCGCATTGATGTTACCAGCGATTTTATTGGGTGCTTCTTTGCGGTAACTCTTAACCCGTTTGTCTATTTCAGCGTCTATTACAACCAGTTCCTTTTTTTGGAACTTGCCGCGATTACGCTCTACTTCTTTGTGAACTGACTCCGAAAGCACAAAAAAGAAGCGGCTTTTAAACCGCTTCTCTTCGTGTTCGACCGTCAATTCTTCAGGTGCTGCATAGGCCAATTCAGATATGGCAGCTAGTGCCTGATCCTCATTGTCTTCCGCTTGCTTGTCTGTAAGAACCAGGTCGTTAATCATTTTATTCCTCGTCGCTATCAGTCTCGTTGTTTTCGACGTAGAGGACTTCACCACGGCCGGAAGCAATTTGTTTGAAGCACCAAGCACGCAGGGACATAGGTTTCAGGCCAGCTTTTTTACTGATCTTAGTCATTGCATCCCTGTCACCAAGCACCCAGTTCTTATAGTCGTAGTACGTAAGAGCCTTAGCTTTTGGCATACCATCGAGGCACAGCATCAGTTTGTCACGCCCCTTACCTTGCAACTGACCTGTCATGCGTAGGTAGTGCATGGTATCGAAGAACGGGTCGAAACCTCGCGCGACACCTTTGCCATCTTCAATCCAGATGCGGAACCAGACTCGGCGGCCTGGCGTCCACAGCTTGTTCTTGATGGCTTTGACTTCGATATAGCGATAGCGGTCGTTCGAGTCCTTTGCCTCAACAGATTTCTCGACTTCCTCTCGGGCTTTGTTGTACGTCTTGGGCCAAAGAGGCATACCAGACGCACGTGAGGTATTGCGTGTCCGCACGTCCGAGTTAAAGCGAAGGGCCTTACCGCCTGGTTCTTGCTCTTTCGGACCGAACATGGCCATCGGAATATCACGCAACTGATTGACGCCAATCAGAGCAACCATTTTCTCTGCTAAACGACCTTTGACACGCGGCAGGTGCTTAGCGAACATACGCGCCGCCAGACCTAGGCTGTTGTTAGCATCTTCTTCGTCGTTAGCCGCGGGATTCATAGCTGGGTATGAGTCGATGAAGAATATGCCTTGCAGGTCCCCGTTAGGCGCAGGAATCCAGTAGCCTTTACCGTATTTCTTGGTCATCGTTGCATCGGCAATGTCCGCATACTTTGCCTTGTTCAACTTGGTTTCGTCGAAACGGAACCACCATTTCTTAGCGATGAATTTCTTGTCGGGTAGCTGACGCAAGACCTCTGACATATAGTCGAAGAATTTGTCACCGACCGACTCTTGGTGATAGCGAACTATAGGGCGAACGATCCATTTACCGGTGTCGTCGTCTTTCAAACCGAACAGTTGGTTTTTCTCCAACTTGACACCCGCACCTTGTATAATCGAGGTAACGTAGCGTTTGGAGTTTTTGGTCGAACCTTCAAAGTCCCAGAATTCCAACAATGGAATCTTAGCCTTGATAGCATTAGCCATGATTGTCAGGATGTTGGTAGTCTTTGCAGCTTGTTCCCAACCTGACGATGTGTACATACCCGCGCGGATACCACCACCTAGCTGAATGTCGTAGCAAAGTAAACCAGTGGACATCGGATCGCCAACGTCCAACGAAGATACCTCTACACCCTGACGGCGGGCAATCACATCAAGCGTATCGCCGTATATGGATGCGTAGTCGAACGGTGCATCGGATTTCTTGCCCTTCTTTTTCTTGCTCTTAGGCTCATCTTCCGCTTCGACTTCTTTGACTTTCTTTTTTGCCATTATGACTCCTTGGTAGCAAAGGTAACCCGGCCGGGAGTTTCCTCAGCGGCCGGGTTGCTTAATTACTTTTTCTTGCCTTTGGATTTCGATTTCTTCTTGGACTTCGGCTCGTCATCCTCGTCGTCATCGTCATCGTCATCCTCATCGTCATCGAGGTCATCTTCTTCATCATCCTCGTCTTTTTTCGACTTCGATTTGCCTTTTGCCTTGGCTTTGCCTTTTTTCTTTTTCGGCTCCTCCTCGTCATCGTCATCGTCGAGGTCGTCGTCCTCATCATCGTCCTCATCGTCATCCGATTTGGATTTCTTTTTGCCCTTCACTTTGGCCTTGGATTTCTTGGATTTAGGCTCGTCCTCCTCGTCATCATCATCGAGGTCGTCATCCTCGTCATCCTCGTCTTTTTTCGACTTCGATTTGCCTTTGACTTTAGCAGGCTTTTTGGATTTCTTCGATTTGGGTTCATCCTCGTCCTCGTCGTCATCATCGAGGTCGTCATCGTCGTCGTCATCATCCGATTTGGATTTCTTTTTGCCCTTTTTCTTCTTTGGCTCATCGTCATCGTCATCGTCGTCATCGTCGAGGTCGTCGTCATCGTCATCGTCGAGGTCATCTTCATCTTCGTCCTCATCGTCAGACTTTTTTGATTTGGCTTTTTTCTTCTTGGCCTTTGGTTCGTCGTCCTCGTCATCATCATCGAGGTCGTCATCCTCGTCATCCTCGTCCTCATCGTCATCCGATTTGGACTTACCTTTGGATTTCTTACCCTTACCTTTTTTGGATTTGGGTTCATCATCCTCGTCGTCTTCTTCATCCTCGTCATCTTCATCACGAGATTTCTTGCTCTTGAGTTTGACGCCGTTGCGTTTTGCCCAGTTCTCGAAGTCAGCCTTGACTTCTTCCTTACTTGGCGCAGATTCCAGGTCGCTCAGGTCCCACTTCAGGTACTCCAGTTCCTCTTCCGTCAGAGGGGTTTTCTTGTCGGAGATAACAACCTGGTACTGGTCAGCAGGAGCTTTGCTCGAATCGTAATAGATACGGACGTCGCAGCCGTACTTTTCATGCGTGACCGGGTAGGCCTTCGACTGGCCTTTTTTCTCTACCACGTTCAGGGCGCCTTGTTCTTTCAGCTTGCCCAATACCGACGTAGTAAGGCGCAGCGGCACAACTGGCGTCCATGAATCGGAATCTTTTTCCTTGAAGCCCGACTTTGCTTCTTTCTTGCCGATTTTCGGCAACTTGCGAGGTGCATCCTTCTGCATCTTGCGAGAGATACCGTTCATGAAACCTTGTTTCGTGAAGTTACCGAGTTGGTCCTCTTTCTTCACGTCAACCTGACTAGCAAGCAGATCGCGCCATGGGTCGTAGATCGATGCTTCGCGCTGTTGCGTCTCTGGGTTGTAGGACGGTGCTGGCGTATAGAAGCGACCTTTTTTGCCTTCTTTGGATTTGTACTGCATCCAGTACCCACCGTAGGTGTAGATGGAGCCGAACAGACGGAATGTCACCCACTTCTTCTCGGGGAACTTGTAGACCGGGACCTTGTCCGTGATCTTGGCTTTCTTGCCGCCGCCTGTTACCACTTCATCGAAATCTGTTCCCTTTTGTGCCATGTGTTACTCCAGTTGCGGTTGATTAAAAATTTATGCCTCTAACGTCAGGAGCATACTGTCAGGA